GACTGTAAAAGCTACACCATTGTTTATTCACCAAGATAGTGTAAATTTGTTAAAGGAAATAAAAAACTATCGTTGGAAAACTGACCGCAATGGAAACAAACTTGATGCTCCCGTAAAATTCAATGACCACATACTTGATGCGCTTAGATATGGCATATTTAGTAAATTAACTATCCCAAGTGTGACTTGGGGTGCAATATAAAAATAGATGGGTTTATTAGACATATTCAAAAAGAAAGCGTTAAATCCTAACGAGAATCTTACTACAACGATTAGAGGCATCAATGGTGCTACATTGCAAGACTACGAGAACGGGAAGTATGTATATGAAGGATATTTAGGTAATGCAGATGTTTATAGCATCGTGTCATTCCTTGCACGTAAGGCGGCATCTATTCCGTGGTACGTTTACAAAACAAATAATACAGAGAAGGGAAGAACATCACTTGTTCGCTACAAGCAATTAACAAAAGGTTTAGGCAATCAAGGTGCGTTTGAGAGAGCGGTGATAGAGAGGAAGAACGCATATAGTGAGAATATTGTGATGAACTCTGCACTTGCAAACTTATTAGAAAGACCTAATGAATACCAGGCACAAGACCAATTCCTCGAAAACTTATTTGGCTATCGATTTTTGTCAGGAGAAGGTAATATTTACGGCAATGATGGAAAGGTGGGCGGAAAGTTCGTTGAACTTAACGTGCTTCCAACCCATTTCTTGGACATCTACCCCGACCCTAACGACCTCTATGGAATCAGTGGGTATAGACTTATGGTGGACAGAGGAATAGATATTCCTAAAGAGCAAGTATGTGCTTGGAAAACTTGGAATCCAGATTTCAATGCAACAACAAGAACTCACTTGCGTGGCTTGTCACCATTAAGAGCTGCATACAAAACACTTCGTATGAGCAACAATGCTGCTGATGCGAGTGCGATGATGGCAGCAAATGGCGGAGCGAAGGGTGCAATCACACCGAAGCCATTAGGAACGGTGGTGCCAAACTTCACAATAGAGCAAGCAAACATAATTAAAAGAGCAGTGAATGAGGACATCAACACTGTGGACAATAAAGGCAAGGTTGCGGTGCTTCAAACTCCGTGGGACTATTTAAACTTTGGGTTGTCAAGTGTGGATATGGAGCTTGTTAAGACAATGCAGATGAGCCTTCATCAGTGGTGTAGGGTATTTGGTATGCCAGCGGTGTTGTTTGATGTTGATACATCATCATACAACAACTACCAAAATGCAATGCGTGATTTGATTACAAACACGATAATGCCAATGTGCTGCTCATTAAGAGATGAGTTGAACAAATGGTTAGTACCGAGATTTGGTGAGGATGTATTTATTGATTTTGATATTACTGCATTACCCGAGATGCAACAAGATATGGAGAGGATGGTTCGTTCTCTTCGTGATGCGAACTGGCTAACGATGGATGAGAAGAGAGTAGCAATGAATTATTCTAAGAAAGAGGGTGCGTGGGATATGAGTTATATCAATCAGGGGCTTGTGCCAATTACACAAGTAATGATGGACCTAAGCATAGCAGATGATAATAGCAACGACAACAGACAAAGAGATATGGGCGATCGTGATGACGAGATTTCCGAAGATCCCTACGGAAATGACGTGCCTAACGGAGAGGACGATGAGGATGCAAGTGAGGATGTCGTATAAAATAAAACTGACTGATGAACGCAACGCAGCGAGGGACATATTGGCTGAAGGTGGAGAGGCTGCGAAGAACTCTTGATAAGAAATATAGTTCTTTGTTTTTTGGAGTATTAAAAGGTGAGTTAGAGAACTTTGCAAGAAGTGTGAGAAGATATGGTGCAAGTGCTGCGGTGAGTGGTCTTGGTGCAGTTGCTTGGGATGAGAAGCTGATGCCTATAATTAGGCAGATGTACCGAGAGGTGGCAACAACATTCGGCAACGCAACATTTAGAGCAGTGAGTGTGGATAGCAAGAAGGCTGCCAATCCATTTGGGTTGAATGATGAGTTTTTGAACGAGATAACATCATTTTTAATTCAATGGGGTTTTTTATTAGCATCACTAATGACTAAGACAACCAAAGATAGGTTGATAGTGATAGTGAACGATGCGATGGCACAAGGATTGAGCAATGAGGAGATAGCAAAGTTAATACTTAGCGACCCACAGATACAATATGCGAAGTATAGAAGCGTGATGATAGCAAGAACGGAGGTGATGAGGTCGAGCAACTATGCAGCATTAAAAGGTGCAGAGAAGTTGCCATTCCAAGTTGATAAGATTTGGATAAGCACAAGAGATGCGAGAACAAGGCGCATACCTAAAGACTTCTTTGACATTCCGAAGCGTGATGCAAACGGACAACTAATAATGAAATGATATGCCAGTATATTATTGCGAAAATAACGGAAAATATAAAATAGGTGAAAATGGTGAATGTATTTACACTTCGAGGGACAATGCCGAATCGGCTTATAGGGCTTATTTGGCAGAGGAGGGACAGAAGGAAGAGACAATTAAAAACGATAATACAACGAATAAAAATATGATATACAATTACAAGTCTTTTGGTCTTGAGGTCAAAGATGTTGATGCAAAAAGTGGGGTAGTAAGTGGTTACTTCTCTGCCTTTGGTATGGTGGATAGTGATGGCGACATTATGATGCCAGGTGCATTTAAGCGTTCTATCCAAGATTGGGGTGTTGAAGGTAAGCAAAGGATTAAGCACTTACTAAACCACGACCCATCTAAACCTTTAGGTAAGTTGTTGAGTCTAAAAGAAGATAGCTACGGACTCTATTACGAGTCCAAGGTTGGCATACACCAACTTGGTAAGGACTTTATTAAGATGGTGGAGTCTGGACTCATTGGTGAGCATTCTATTGGCTTTAGGACACTAAGAGAGCAAAAGAGTGGCGAGGCTAATGAGATACACGAGGTCATGTTATTTGAAGGCTCAAGTTTAACCGCTTGGGGTGCAAATGAGAATACACCATTATTAGGATTGAAAAATATGGGTAACGTAGAACAGGTTAAGGATCAAATCAAAGCATTCGAGAAGTTTATTCGTGATAGTGATGTCACTGATGAGACAATCGACCTATGCTTAATAAAAGTAAAACAACTCGCACAAGCAATAGAGATGATGAGTAGCACTGCTCCAGTCATTGCGACAGAGCCGCAGCAAAAAGAAGCTGAATTGCCAGTGGGTTCATTTATATCAATTATTAACAAAATCTAACAAAAATGAGCGATTTAAAAGCATTCGAAACTGCCCTCGAATCAAAATTGGCAGAACAAAAAGCTGAGGTTGCACACGTAACCGAGAAGGCTTCAAAGGCATTTGACTCTAAAGTAGAGCAAATCAACGAGCAAATGGAGAAGTCTAACAAGACTCTTGCTGAAGCATTGAACGAAGTGAAAGAAGCTAAGGCTGCTTTCGGTAAGTTGAGCGCAAAGGCTGAGCAAAAAGTTGCTACTTCTTATGCTGATCACGTTAACAACATCAAGGCTGAAATTGGTTCTGCAATCGAGAAAGGTTGGAACGAAATTAAAGCTGCTGCAAGAAACAATGGTAAGGGCTTCGCTGCTGATATCGATTTGAAAGCGGTTGGTGTTATGACCATTGCTAACAACTTGACTGGTTCTGTTTACACATCTTATGTTGACAACCCAGCATTGCGTTCTTTCGTTAACCCACACCTTAGAAGTGTGTTCAACATCATCCCAGTATCAACTGGTTCAGTATCTTTCCCAAGAGGTAACACTCCAGTAGGTGAAGGTTCTTTCGGTAAGCAAACTGAAGGTTCTGCAAAGCCACAAGTTGATTACGATGTAACAGTTGTAAACACTGCGTTGTCTTTCATCGCTGGTTACGCTAAAGTATCTCGCCAGATGATTGATGATTTGCCATTCTTACAAGCATACCTTCAGCAGTCATTGATTGAAGATTTCCAAAAGGCTGAAGATACATATTATCTAAACGCTATCGCATCTTCTGCAACTGCTGGTTCTTCTTCTGGTGCTAACACCGCTGAGAAGTTCATTGATTACGTTGCACAACTTGGTGCATTGAACTGGACTCCAAACCTTGCGTTGACTACACACGCTGGTTGGGCTGGTCTATTGAAAACCAAACCAGCTGACTACTCAATCCCAGGTGGTATGGTTATCGACAACAATGGTAACGTAAGAATCGTAGGTGTACCAGTTATTCCTCACTCTTTGGTAACTGCATCTAAGATCTATGTTATGGACACTACTAAGTTCGCTATTGCTCAGCAAAGCGGTCTTGCAGTTCGTTCTACCGAGTTCGATCAAGATGATTTCATCAAGAACCTTATCACTTTCAGAGCAGAAGCTGCTGCTATCTATGGTGCTATCTAAGGTTTATAAATATAGGGGAGGGAGTTTCTCTCCCCTTATTTTTATCTTATGAATTATATTATAATAGGCGCAATGGATGGGGTTAGCTTTGACAACATATTTGAGAAGCTAACAAAAGATGATGTTGCATTATTTGTAGAGCCTATACCACATCAGTTTAAGAAACTGCAAAAGAATGTAGAGAAATTGAGTTGTAAAGTATTTCTTGAAAACTCAGTTGTTAGTGATAGGGTAGAAGATATCGTGATGGCATATTTACCTCACGCTGAAGATTATTTAGGTGGGTGTAGTAGTGTAGTTAAATTTGGAACTCCACTCAATAGATACTTGGCTAAGATAGATGAATTAAGTTACCACGAAGCTAAGTCTGTAACATTTGATATGTTGTGCGATAAATATGGCTTTGATAAAGTGGATTATGTGCAAGTGGATTGTGAAGGATACGATCAGGTTATTGTTGATAGCATTGATATTAACAAATACAAAATAAAACAATTAAAATTCGAGCTTCATTACGTTGATAATGAGTTCTTAGAATATTTTGAGAAGAAAACTAATCCAACTAATATTATTAACTTAAATTCGGATATTATATATGAATATACTTTTTAGTATTCATCTTTATCCTCCACAACATTTATGCCT